GTATTGAAGAAGAAATATATACAACTGTTCCTATTGTAGAAAATGAAAAATTTTCTGCTGGAATACAAATAGAATCATTGTCTAACTACTTTGGTGGAAATGTTTCATCATTTTTTGGAAATCAAAATGGATTAAAAATATATGTTGGATGGGATAATGATGGAGATTATCAGTTTACTGGAAAAATTTATACAATAGGTTTGTCAAGTAATCTTAATGCACAAAATATTTTAGATCACTTCCAAACAAACGGTATAGCAATATTAGACGATATGTCTGATCCAGAAATAGAGTCTCCAGTAAATGCTATAGCATTAATTAATCATACAGCAAGCTACACAGTTCTTCCAATAGAAGCTTATGATAATTATTTTCTTGATATAGGTGTTTCTGGATATTGGGAAGACTATATACCATTAACTTATTTTGCAAAATATATAACAAATGATGTTGGAAATCAATATTATGATCTAGATTTTTTACAATTTAACATAGGATACCCTGCAACATCTAGCATACAAGAATATGAAACTACAGAGCCTTGGACCTATCAGGACCTTGACTCAGAGTTTGATCATCCAGTACAAAGAACATATTCTCAACTAGACAACTTCCTATATACATCATGGTCTAATTATGAAGACATGTCTCAAAGATCAATTAAATATTTTGAATATGATACTTCAAATGCAATGATTAAAAGTTATTTTAGTATTCAATATATTCAAGAAGGTGCAAATAAACCAGGTTCAGATTTTACAACCATTGAGTCTGCTAAACAAGAATCTATTATTAAATTATCAGACTATCCAAATTGGGATGTTACAAAATTTGAAGTTGTAGATAATACTTTAATTTATCCAGATAAAAAAGTAGATTTTAATGATTTAGCATTAGTTACTCATTTAGAGTTTAATGTGCGAGGTATACTAAGTAAGCCAATATCTCTTAAAAGGTTAGAGATAGCATCTAAATCATTAAATGATAATTCTTTTAATCCTATTGGTACAAGATTTGCAGTTAATTTATTTCCATATAAAAAAGCTGGAATATATTATGATTATAAGTCAGACAATCCTTTTAGTATATATAAAGGAAGTACTCCATACTTATATATGAATAGAAGAAGTGGCATAGAACCAAGAGGAAGCTATGATCCGCTGGTTGATCGTGGTATATCAATGCCAGTTAATCAAAATCTATCTCAAAACTTTAGAATAAGTGCTTTACAAATGTGGATGAGATATGATAAAGATCAGTTTCCTGGAACCCCAATAGAACTGTTTAAAATTAAATATAAAGCTGATACCATAATATTTTATTTAGTTGCAAATTCTAATTCTGGAAAACGAGCAAGAGTGTTTGCTAAAAGTGAAAGAACTGGTTTAGATTATAATGGATTATCATATTATATAAATGGAACTTTAGTAAGAGAGCCAGTATTGACCACAAAGGTATGGGATGTATTAGGAATAGCATTCTCTGACGCACTAGTATTTGATTCATTTTTAGGATCTATTAATTTAAATGCTCCGATTGTTTTTAATAATGTTGCATACTATCGTGCTACTGACTTACAGCAAGTACAAAATATATCATTTAGACCATGGTTAAAGGTAAAAACAGACGGTACAACCGAATTTGCTTGGGAATATTGGTTTAATAATTTTATATGGAACGAAATGCTTGTTATATCTGCAACAGATTTTTATGGTGTTTCCCCAGCAGACATATATAAGACATATCTTGGCACGAATAAGATTATTTGTGATGATGGTCAAGGAATGAGCATAGATATGGATAAGTTAAAGGTATTTGGCTCTACTACATGGACTTCTAGAACCGAAACTCCAGTATAATCTGGTATACTTATGGACATGAATCCTTTAGTTAATCCAAAAACTGGCGAACCTGTGGTAAAAAATGTTCGTAGACAAGTAATAGAAAAAAAATACAATTGGGGTCTTTACGTATATAAAAAATCTAATGGCAAATGGTTCACTGATGAAGATGGAAATGTGTTAAACATACCAGCAGTTCGTGGAGACATTGCTAAGATCTCTCAGTTAAAACAGGCAGCCGTATATTATGGAGATGAAGGCGATGGAGAATGTGTATTTGTTCCTGGACTAACAAGAGTTTCTGAGGAAGAGTATTCAGAGCAAGTAGATAGAATGAAAAGTGGTTTAATCCCAAATCTTAACGATTTAGGATCTATCCATGATGCACAGCAAACATTAAAAACACATGGAAGGGATGCTTACGAAAGTGAGTGAAAAATATGATTATGTTCAGGCAAGTTTAAATACTCAGCCAGAAAGAGAAAATCAATTCAACGCATATGATCCTTTTAATAAGTCATGGGAAGAGCTAAAATCATACTCTGGGTTAGATAATAATTTTAAAAGACGTGCTATTCGTAATTTAACTAAAGCTGTTGCTAGTGAAGATCCAGCATACTTGGATTCGGCAAATGCAATACCATCTGGAAAAGAGGCTGGATCAAAAGCCATTAATCCTGGAACGGTATATAGAAATGGTTATGGACTATTTGATGTAATTACTCCACCATATAATATGTATGAGTTAGCTAATTTCTATGATACAAACTTTGCAAATCATGCTGCTATTGATGCTAAAGTAGAAAATGTAGTGGGTCTTGGATATAGGTTTGATGTTACAGATAGAACACTATTAAGTTTTGAAATGAGTGATGATCAGGGCAAAGTAGATAGAGCTAGAAATAGAATTGAGCGAGGCAAAATAATGCTTCGTGATTGGCTAGAATCACTAAATGATGATGACTCATTTACAACAACAATGGAAAAAGTTTACACAGATTTACAAGCAACAGGTAATGGATTTATCGAGGTAGGAAGAACAGTATCTGGAGAAATTGGATATATTGGTCATATTCCTGCTACAACAATTCGTGTTCGTCGTCTTCGTGATGGATATGTTCAAATTATTGGACAAAAATTAGTTTATTTCCGTAATTTTGGAGCAAACAATGGAAATCCACTTACAACAGATAGAAGACCAAATGAAATCATTCATTTAAAACAATACTCTCCACTAAATACATTTTATGGTATTCCAGATATTCTTGCTGCTATGCCATCGCTAATTGGAGACCAGCTTGCTTCTCAATATAACATTGACTATTTTGAAAATAAAGCGGTACCAAGATATGTAATTACAGTAAAGGGTGCAAAATTATCTGCTGATGCAGAAGATAAAATGTTTAGATTCTTACAAACTGGTCTAAAGGCTCAATCACATAGAACTCTGTATATCCCACTTCCTGGAGACACAGATAATAATAAAGTCGAGTTTAAAATGGAACCAATTGAAAATGGTATCCAAGATGGATCTTTTAAAGAATATCGTAAACAAAATCGTGATGACATTTTGATTGCTCATCAGGTTCCAATATCAAAGCTTGGAGGATCAGATTCTGCTGCAATTGCTGCTGCCTTGGCTCAAGATAGAACATTTAAGGAGCAAGTTTCACGTCCTGCACAAAGATACCTTGAAAAGATTGTTAACAAGATTATTAAAGAAAAAACTGATATTTTAGAGCTTAAATTTAATGAGCTTACCTTAACTGATGAAATTGCTCAATCTCAGATTATTGAGCGTTATGTTAAGACTCAGGTAATTACTCCAAATGAGGCTCGTGAAATGTTAGATATGCCTCAAAGATCTGATGGTGATACACCATTTGAAATGAGTACAAGACAGGCTACGGATGCTAGAGCAAATTTAGCAGGCAATAGAGAAAGGGATGCTCAAAGAGCTAATAATAATTCAGACTCTACATCAACCCTTTCTGGAAGAAATCCACAGGGAGAGGGTCGTTCGTCTCAATAGTTGAGAAACTATTATAAAGGAATGATATAATTATTCTGCCATGAATATAAATAAAGCACATTGGATTACTGATGGCGACAACGTTCGCTTTTCAATGCCTATCGGAAAGGTAGATCAAGAGCGCAGAATTGTTTCTGGCTTTGCTACTTTAGATAACGTTGATAAGCAAAACGATATCGTAACAACAGAAGCAAGTTTATCAGCATTTAAGAAATTCCGTGGGAATCTTCGTGAAATGCATCAGCCAACAGCGGTAGGTAAAGTTGTTTCTTTTAAAGAAGATAGATATTTTGATCCACAAACAAAAAAGTTTTATAGTGGTGTATATGTATCTGCATATATTTCCAAGGGTGCACAAGATACATGGGAAAAAGTTCTTGATGGTACATTAACAGGATTTTCAATTGGTGGGAATATTAAAAAGTTTGATGATGAATTTGATGACAAGATGGAAAAGACAATCCGAGTTATAAAAGAATATGATCTTCATGAACTATCTCTTGTAGATAATCCAGCAAATCAGTTTGCAAATGTTATTTCTATTGAAAAGGGTGAGCTGGGTGGTTTTCTTGCAAAGGCAGTAGTTGACAATGTTTACTGGTGTGGCTCAGATGACATTGTTCGTCTTTCAAAAGAATCTGATGAAAGTTGTCCATCATGCAGTGACACAATGAAAAACATTGGATTTGTTGAAGATCAAAATGATATAGAAACAGTAAAGTTCTTAGTTGATAGTGCAAAAGGCATTAGAACAATTAAGATGACAAAGGAGGAAAATCC